AACGTCTTGGTTCTCTACTTTCACGTCCTCAGTCAACTCACTAGGAGTAACCTCGGGTTTTGTGGAGAAATACGACTCACGTAGAGTTGTTACTTTCTCGCGGTAGGATGTTTCATCTTCAAACTCAACTGCCTCAGCAAGACTTGCCAACTTCTCTTTCTGAGTAAGTGACAGACCTTCTGAAACTTCGCTCACAATCCCATTCTTGGTATATGCGCCAACCTCTCTTACAAGAGCGACGTTCTCCTCGATTTGATCGTTGAGTTTTTTCTCCATAATATCGAGTTGTTCGGTCATTTCGTCAACCAAATCAACTTTCTCATCGGGAAGCTCAATGGCATTCTCGGTGAAAACTTGCTTGAGACCTTCCATAACGGACTCAGCCATCTCGGTCTTAATACCGTGCTCGATAGCGAGTTCGTTCTTATTAACCCACTGGTCTACAGCGTAGCTAAGGTATTCATCTACCTTCTCAGCGAGTTCGTTCTTAACGGTCTCAATTTCTTCTTCAAGAACAGATGCATACTCTTCATGCATGGTCTTGAGTTCTTCGTTCAGGCGTGAAACAACTGCAGCCTCAAAGATGGTTGCTGCTTTTGCCTTGAACTCTTCAGAGAGTTCTTCGCCCTCGGTCAGTGCCGCAACGTCAGCAGACAGATCGACCTCAATAACGGTCTCCTCTTCTGTTTCTGCTTCAGCGATCACTTCGCCTTCTGCTTCTTCTGCTTCTTCGCGGCGAGTAGGCAGGGAGTCCTGCTTGTTGCCAGATGCATCGGAAGGCTTGGTTGTCGGTGCGGATGCGGACTTAGCGACGACCTTATACTTGTTGCTATCGTCGTCGGGCTTGCTGTTCTGGGGGGTAGGACCACCGAGGTCTTGCACGCCAGCGAGACCACTGCCTTCATTCTCCAGTTTGCCTTGGGCATCAGCAGGTTTTGCGCCAGCGGTTACGCTCGATTCGTCCAGGGTTGTTTCAATCTCTTGTGACATTGTAGTCTCCTAACAATTTCTGCGATTTTTGCTATAGTTATTTATGATTACAGATTTTTCAAGAACTGGTTAAACGCATGTAATTTGCGCTCTTCCAGTTGATTCTGCGCTGCATTGTCGATTTGGTTCTTGATTCTCTCAAGTCTTTGCTCGGAAATCAGACCATTTTCCCAGACCCACTCTCTGCCTTCCATGATTCCGTTAACGAAAGCATCAGGAGCAGAGGGATCTGCAACAATATCTGCAGCAGTTGCAAGCATGAAGTCATCTGCAACAATCTTCATGCCGTTTTCTTCTTTAAGTGAACCGAGACCACGGGATGATACACCCAGTTTCACACCTTCATCGAGAAGAGATTTAGCAATGCGACCCATGGGGGTATCCAGGATACGCGCTTTACCAACAAAGTTGGTGCCTTCTCTTTTCAGAGATGTGATGCTGTGGGAAACACGATCGAGATTGATAGTCGGACCCTCGGGGTGACCAAGTTCTCCAAGTGCACGACCTTTTTGAATGTATGCATCGTCATACTTTTTGACTTCTCTTTCGAGAAGACCGACGGGATACATTCTGCCGTTACGATTTTTTAGATCGCCTTGCAGGAAGATGCCTTCGATAAAGTGGTTCTTTTGACCAGCCTTACCTTCAGTAATAACTACCTTGGCTTCTTCAATCGTTTCCGTTATCAGTTTCATCAGGAGTTTCCTCTTGTGGTTCGGTCGTTGCTTCGGGTTCTGTCTCTACCTCTTCCTCACCCTCAGGGGATTCGGGAGTGGGAGAGAAAACAGTTTTACCGTATTCAACTTTTTTAGCGCCGATGGCGTCTAGTGCTTTATCATGCATTGCGGTATTTACAAAATCAGAAAGATCTTTCTGACCCGCAAAAATCGCATTGACAATATCACTTGCTGCTGGGGATGCCATAGTATGTGTTCACTACCTAATATTTAGTAAGTTTTAGATGTTACCGCGCTCGTAGTCCTCTGGAGACACACCTTCTTCCTGTTCAGGTTCGGGTGGTTGCAGTGACATTGCCATCTGCTCATGCTCCATAGCGGGCATTTGCATAGGATCAATCAACTTGCCTTCCGCGATTTCCTTCTTCATCTGCTTATCGATCTCACGGATCTCTTCGTCAGTTTGTTTCAGGACTTGACGGCGCAGATAATCCAGTGAGAAATATCTACCAGCAAGGGGATCCATTTGTTGCAGAAGAGCAAGACGTTCGTTGAGAATTTCTTTCTCTTTCAGTTCGCTGAAGTAGTTATCCGCAATGTAATCATATTGGATATGCTCCTTCATATCATCCCACTCATCCAGTGTGATGATACCCTTAAGGACCAGTTGCGTTTTCAGCAGATCATTAAACATGTCGCTGAAACGTTTGCGGAGACGAGTGATAAATTTCTGGAACTTAACTTCGTCTCTGGTAATCTCTTGGCTACGTCCAAGATTAAACGTAGATTCCGATTCCAACCGCGACTCGGGCACGTTGAGTGCACGGTAGAGCTTACGTTGGAAGTATTTAACATCCTCCAACTCGCCCAGGTTTTGCCCGCCAGGCAGGGTAGAAATTTCAGTCCCGCGCCCTCCCTCGCGGCGTGGAAGCCAGAAGTCTTCCAACATTGACATGAATTTCTTATCGTCACGAATCTCACCAGTGTCAGCGTTGTACACCAACTTATTACGATAGCGAGACATCACCTCACGGAGGTATTGTTCTGCTTTCTGCTTAGGAAGATTACCAACATCGATGTAGAAAATTCTACGCTCGGGTGCTCTGGACAGACGATAAATGACCAGAGAGTCCTCAATCATGCGAAGTTGATTGAGTGCTTTGATTGATTTATGTAGGTGAGAAAGAACATAGTTGCGCTGCATGTCCAGCACACCAGAGTGACAATAACAAATAGCATCAGGAGCAATTCTTACGCCCTGGTTCTCATACCCTTTCAAACCTTTGGGTGCATAAATGTAATACTCGACAGACTTAGGTGCAAGAGATGCATTCTGCGGATCAACAGGAGCCTGACGATCCTTGGGTTTGTCGAATTCAATAACTTTTTTGATCTTCCTAGGATCGATGTATCTAATCTCTGTGATACCTTTGTTCGGATCCTTGGGATCAATTACTTTGTGGAAGAACAAACGACCGTCGATATACCAACGCCTGAACAAGTCGTATGCTTTGCGATCAAAGTCGAGAAGTGACAAGATATTGTTGAACTCGTCACGAATGACACGTTTCAGGTTTTCCGAAACGCGGAGGTTGGACAGTTCTACATCTACGGGATGATTATCAAGTTCACCCGCGATTGCCTCATTGACAATATCATTAATTGCCGAGTCACACTCAGGGTGAATCGACATCTCACGATATCTACCAATCAGATCTGACTCTGATGCCTTGTTTGCAGCATCCCCAAGATCTACATACTGTCCGAAGTATCCTCCAGCGGAGACGGGTGCTGCACCGTCCTCACTGTCTTTACGCACAAAAGAAGGACCAGACTGCTGGCCCTTCTTACGCGCTAGAGAATAACCAAAAAGGTTCGCCATTATTAAACCTGTATTGTGCCTTATGACTTATTTATAAGGCATCAATATCATCATCTTTTGTCTACGGCATTACCAGCGTTGACATCATCAGCGAATGTCCAGAACTGGACCTGGAATTCAACGGTGTACTCTTCAGGAGTATCGTTGTTATCCCATGCCAGATCGATTGCGCTGATGCTGCTAGGCCAGATACCTTGGAAGGAATATGCCTTCTTCTGGTCACCTTGACGGGAATACTGACGGACGATCGCGCTTGCTTGATAGTCGCCAATTTCCTTAGCGTCCTGGATGTTCTGCTGCAGGTTTTGAATGCGGGTTGCCCACTCTTCAAACTTGGTGCGAAGTCTGAACTCTTGATCGTTCAGAACTGTAACAGTCCAAGGCTCGAATGTGCGGTCACCAGCGATCTTCAGCATACGACCACGATAAGGAACCTCAATAACACCGATGGTCGATGCGGGGAGGTTTGCTGCCTTCACCAGGAAGGTAGACATCATGTTGGATCCTGCAAGAGATTCAGGTGCGGCACCTGCTTCTTCTTGTCTTCTGTTCTCCGAAGAACCGACGCTGCCACCCACACCAGGGCGACCTTGCGATACGATCTCAGGGAATTGAATCTCCACTTGGAACAGATTAGGGCGGGCAAGATCTTCGATCTTGTCGCGGAAGTTAAAGATGGGAGAGTCGATAAACCCACCTTCTACTTGTCCTGGAGATCTTCTACGTTGTTCAGCCATTGTTTACTCCGAAATGTTTTTGAAATAAGAAGATTGGGTGGGGGTCATCCCGACCCCCAAAGGACTAAATCAGCCAGTGATTTCCGCGAAGGAAGCACCAGTTCTCGTCGCCGTAAAGGTGAGAGTGATGTAGTTGATAGAACGTGTGGGCTTCACGAAGATCTCCGCGAAGAACTCACCACGGTCGATAGCGTCGGGCGGGTTGTTGGTTCCGTCGCAAACTACGAGGAAGTCAACCACACCTCTGCGGGATTGGATGCGGCGCAAGAAAGGTTCAACGATGTTCTTGAACGACTGGCGAGTGAACTCGTCATTCAGTTCAAACAGTTGAGTCTTTGCTGCTTCAGCAATTGCTTGCTCCATAACCAGGAACAGACGACGAACGTTAATTCTGTCGAATGCCGACTGGTAAGCGAGAGCAGTCTTATCACCGTAAAGCACGATGCCTTGACCAGGGAATGCAACGATCGGGTTGATGCGTGCATTGTAGAGCATGTCTCTGTGATCCTTCAGAGGGGAGTAAGCGAGTTTGATCGCATTACGCAGTTGACCTCTGTTGAAACCAGCAGGAGAGAACCAGGGCTCTTGGTTGAGGGTTGTGCTAAGTACCAGACCAGCAACGTCAGCGTTGCAAGGAATGTAACGATACTTGTCGTTGTACTTATCATAGATGTACTTGTAGTTGTTGTCGAAAACAGCGTACGAAGTGCTGCTCAGTTGATCGAAGAAGTCAACTGTGCGATCTACGATTTGGCGAGAGGTGGGAACACCAATAACGTCGCTGCGCTGAGGTGAAATGAATGCGATGCAATCCTTACGGAGAGCAGCGATATCAATACACTTCTGTGCCTTAGCGATGCTATCCAGTTCTGTGCTCATGGAAGGACCCATGATGATGTAGTCAACTTCCTGTGTCTCAGCGTCAGAGATCAGGTCGTAACCAGCAAGAACTTTCTGACGAGTCAGACTATAACCATCTACACCACCTTGCAGGGCGAAGTGAAGTGTAGATTGACCCTTGGTAAGAAGCAACGGTTTTGCGTCGGAATAAGAACCAGAGGGATTGTCGCGATCGTCGAGTGCTGCAGCAGACTTCAGCAGGTCGAAGTCGGTGTTAACACCAGTACGACCGAAAGTGCCATTAGCAGTATTGTTGACATCGAACAGAGCGGCAGTCTCGTGAGCACCCCAATAGATGTAAGCAGAGTTGTTCTTAATTACATCCTTATAGTACAGTGCTTCACCTTGAGGACCGCGTGCATCAGTTGCCTTGGAAACATTCAAGTGCTTCTCAAGAACTGTGCCAGTGGTACCTGTCAGTTTGCCATCGCCGTCAATGACCAGAACGTGCATAAGGTCATGGCGACCACCACGATCCAGAACCCACTGAGAGGAGGTAGGACGAGTTGCAACGTTAACCCAGAGAGCATCCTTAGCGTAAACGCGCTCAGCATATGCATCAGCAACGTTAGCGATAACAATAGAAGTGGCGTTAGCGTCACTCAGGGTTTGGTTGGACAGGAAACGAGGAGAACCAGCGTTTGCTACAGTGTAGAGACGACGCTGAATGGATTCGATTCTAGCGGAGTCGCCAGTAGCAGAACCAGGAGCGTTGTTGTTATTTGCCAGTTCGGTCAGAGCGTCATCAACCTCAAGCACATCGGAAGACGTAGAGTCGATAGTGATCTCCAGTTTACGAGTCTCGCGGTTCCAAGCAACAATACGACCAGTGACGTTACCAGAGTTAGCAGTGAAGTAGTTATTTGCTGCCCAGTCACCAACCAGTGTGGATCCTTGCTTAAGGGTCAGGACAACGCTGTATCCATAAACCTTAGCG